TGAAATATCATTCTCTAAGACATACTTACGCTACGAGATTATTTGAAGCTGGTGTCCCTATAAAAACAGTTCAGGTATTGATGGGCCATAGTGACATATCTACAACTATGAATATCTATACTCATGTTATGCCTGAAGAAAAAAATAAGGCTGCTGAAAAAATAAATGATTTGTTTAGTGTGCAATAGTGTGCAACGAGTGTGCAGTAGGAAAAATTTTTTTGATGTTTTTTAAAGAGTTAAATAGAAACAACATCACGAAACCATTGATTTTATCACATTTTATGTTTTTGATAAATGAATTAAAATTTCAAAATTCGATTCCCGCCTTCGGCACCAGAATACTATACATGCGTTGATTATGCTAGATTAAACGTCATAAAAATAATAAAAGTGTGCAGTAGGTGTGCAGTAAAGAATAAGAGCTTATTATATAGTTCTTATTCTTTTTTTATTTTTTAAAGTATTAATAATATAATTCTAGTTACACAAGTTAAATCCTTTAAAAAGATTAAAAAAAGTTTCTACATATCAACTTTTACTATTATAAGCTTCATATCTAAAAATGAGAACTTTTACCACTCTAACATACCTATTATATTAACCACACAAATTAAACCCCTAAAACAAGGGATTAGAATGTTAGTTTTTCCTTACCAAATAAAAAAACACCCTGGAATTCAATCCAGGGTTAATCTCCTCTATAATACTTTTTTCTTAATTCTCCTTGTTCTTCTTTTCTTTTTTCTATGTCGGATCTCAGAAATATTCCTGTCTTAACTTCATAAATTTTACCTGATGTTTTTAAATTAGAAAATCTTTGCTTGGATATTCCTAGATACTCTATTGCTTCTTTCGTGTCCATGGTGTTGTCTTGAATTAATTTAATTAATTCTTCTCTAGTCAATTAATTACTCCTTTCTTAAATCTCTTATTACTATTAATATAGTTAGTACAGTAGCTATAATTGTAATTATTGTTGTAAACAGATTATCAACCTTACTATCTAATATCCATAAACTACTTACCAATAAGATTAAAAAGAATATTTTATTTTTCATGTTTATTTATGCTAGAAATATGATATAATATTTTTAAAGGTTGGGGAGGTTTCCCTCCCCGTTGGGTGTGCTACTTTTTGTTTTTCCACTGTTTAATTATCCACGCTATGGAAATTATCTGGAAAACAATTTGTAGCACACTTTTTATTATTTCTAGCACTTTCTCACCCCCCTTCACTAATTATATAATATCATAATCTAGATACTTTGTCAATAGATTTTCATGAATTATCTAACTTTTTTCCTAAAAATAAGCATAAAAAAAACCTGGCTTTCACACCAGGTCATAATTTTATACTACAAAAGCCGACGAACCTTCCTTACGATATTTGTATCACTTTTACACCAGGTCATGATTTTATACTACAAAAGCTTCAAATCCATCCTTCTTCAATTGCGTAACTAAATTATCCGCATTTTTTCTTACTTTAAACGCACCAGTTTGTACTTTATATAAATTGCCTTGCTTTACAACTATAGCATCATAGCCTTTCTTTTTTAGTTTTTTTACTAAATTATCTGCATTTTTTCTTAATGAAAATGCTCCTGTTTGGACCCTGTATAATTTATCGGGTTTTGGTGTAGGTTTCTTTTCTGGTATATATTTAACGCCCATATATTTACATATTGCTTTAACATCTGATTCAGCAAACCTTTCCCAATTATTTTTTAGTTTTTGAACATCTCCTACATTAGTAATAAATCCATGTTCAACTATAACTGTTTCAACACTTCCAGTTTGTCTATGCATAAAATAATAATCTCCACGTTTACCTTTTTTACTAAATGCTCTTCTTTTCTTAAATCCTTCTTTTACTAATTCATTTAATATCATATTTGCTAATTTACCATTTGAATATATAGAGTGTATCGTTTCAGCTCCACTTGCACTAGGACTAGCTGCGTTTACATGATTAGAAATACATACTTTAGCACCGCTACTCTTAACTCTTGTTGTTCTTGTAGAGTTAGACAAAGTTGTGTCAGCTTCCCTAGTCATAACTACTTTAAATCCATGGTCCCTTAATCTTTTTGCTTGATATTGTGATATTTTTAATGTATAATCTTTTTCTTTTACGCCATGCCCAACTGCCCCAGGATCATTACCGCCATGCCCAGGATCTATGCATATTGTTTTCATTATAAATCCTCTCCTTTTTTTAATTTAACTTCTCTTTTTCTGCCCTTGGGTCCGCTATTACTTCATAACCACCCATGGATGCTAGAGTTATAAGAATTGAATTTATTATTGTAACTATAATCCCTTGCAGATTACTAAAATCTCCTACAAAGACAAAGTTTAAAATTAAAGATATAATAAAAGCATATATCCTCACAGCCCTATCTCCATAACTCTTTTTTACTAGTCCTTTTGTGAATTGAACTATTAAGCCTACTGTCATGACTAGTCCTGTGAATGTAGTTAATGTATCTACAGTCATAAAATCATCTAGCATAATGTCACCCCCATTTATTTATTATTTTGAAATAAAATAAGTGACTGCTGCTGTAGCAATCACTGTTATTATTGTTTTTATTAAATTCTCCCAGTTTTGAGCTGGTTTAGATTCTAATTTATCAATTTTATTATCAAGCCTATCTATCTTTACTTCTAGTTTTTCAAGTGTAGAAGTCATATTTTTCATTTGTTCATTATTTGCTGTAAAATCTAACTTTGTATTTGTCACATCTTTCTGTAAGTCTGTTACTACTCCTTCAACTTTAGTAAGCCTTGTTTCTACATTTTTTATATAATTGCAGTCTTTACATTCTTCATTCATGTTCTACCTCCAAGTTAAGTAATAATTGATATAAAAAATAAGCCTTAAAAGGCTTACTTCCACTTCCCTATTAAAGTTCTAGCCATATTAATTCTAAAAATAGAGCTAGTCAGTATCTTATCATCTTGAGTAAATCTTAATTCAGCCTCTACAATCCCTGGTTTCATGAGATTTGAGGGGTATATTATTTCGTATTTATTTTCTACCTTTACACCTGGCACTACGAATGTATCTTCTGCATCTTTGCCTTTTTGTTTAGCTATGAGGGTGCAATCAATATCTGATATGTCATTTACAACTACACTATTATTTAATAGCTGTACCTCTAACCCTCTAGTTAGATTATCCCCTTCTTTTCCTATAATTTTTTCCACTTGTCCTATCTTGTCATTTATATTAAATTGTATCTTTTGTAATTGCTTTAAACTCATTGTTCCACCTCCCTAATACTTAGTTGATTTATAGTCCCTTCCTCGCTCAAAGATTTTACAATTATAGTAGTATCGTCGTAATCCTCATTAGGTTTAAAAATGATTTTATTGTCCTGTAGATACCCTATAAAGTTATCGTTGCCTAGCCATATGCCTATAAAATCATCATTATTAAAATCTCCGTCTAGGGATAAAGTGTAATATTGGTCTTTTTTAAGATTAGTTGATAGATTGTATTGTTTTCCTTTTTTATCGCCTAAGTCCTCTAGAGCTGGAGTCCATGGGGTGGCCTGGTCGCCTTTTTCAAATTTGATGTCGGTTATAAAAATATCAAAAGGCATTCTTCTTTGTCCACCTACCATTATATTGAAATAAAATTTATCAATATCAGCAGATTTGAAGGTGAAAGTACAGAATGTGGGTTTCGTGGAAACCTCGGTAAATTCTATAGCAAATTGAGGGTCATAACCATCTTCCCCATACTGATGAATAAGCATTGATGGTGCACCTTGCGACTCATCTGCTTTATATGCTACAAAGGAAATTGTATAATTTATTCCTTTTTCAAAATCATGCACTTGTTGCCTAATACCTCTAAAACTTTCTTCATCATCTTGCCAAATGTTAACCCAATTCTTACCATTTTCATCAGTTACCACTTCTCTATTTGCGGTACCCCAATCGTTCCAGTTATCCAAACCCTGTGAAAAATCACTATTCTTTATTAAGTTTCTTGCCCACTCCCCCACAACCTCAAAATCACCTTCGGCTGTAGTTGGTATATCCTCATCAAACTTACCCTCTTTTACTATAGTAATCCCATTTTTTAAATTAAACAAATTCCTCATAACATTAATATTAAAAATGGGATTAGATAGCGTTTCATTATCTTTAAAAAATTTAATTTCGCCCCTAACGATACCCTTTTTGAGTATCGTGTCTGGGTATATTATCTCATACAGTCCTTCCTCTACTTCCTCTCCCACTACCTCATATATTTTATCTCCGTTCTTTGCATAAAAAATACAATCCAAGCCTTCCTCAAACTCTACAAGTAACCCCCTTGCTCCTATATCGCCTTCCTTGGCTATTATGTTATCTAGCCGACTATTATGGCTAAACTTTACTTTTTGTAGCCCCAATTCTTTTAAATCCAAATTATCACCTCAAAGTTCTTATTCTGTATCATTCATTCTTCTTTCTACTAGTCTTTCTAATCCTTCTACTGCTGTTTTTAATTCCTCTTCACCTTCTAATACTACAAAGCTTTCTTTCTTGTTTGAATCCTTTAAATTCCCTTTTTCATCCACTACATCATAAGTATAACTAATCATTTTTCCATTTCTGTTGTTTATAATCGCAAAACCTGTTAAAATCTTCATCTAATATACCTCCTCTAATAATAAACTTACTAAATCAAAACTTAACTCATCTTCATATGTTTTTTCTAGTTCTTTATCTCCCTCATCCTCTTGTTCAAAATCCCTATCAAAACTTACAGAATCATCTATATCTAAATCAAATTCATCAGGTTGGTCTAGTCTGTCATATTCATATCCTAGTCTTTTAGCTTTTAGTTCCCAACTAAATTCTAAGCCTTCTGTTCCTTCGACTATAAAATAAGTTTCATGCTTATCTTTAATCCACACATCACCTTGACCATATTTTTGTAAAAATACATGATATTCAACTTCTGTATTTATACACTCTTGGAATATATCATCAATGTAGACAATACATTCACCATTTTCGTTTATTTTACCTGAGCCAATATCACCAAAATAGTATTCAGCAGTCTCATAGGCGTTGATTAGTCTTTCACCGTAATTTTCAGTCCTTTGCAAAGCATTCTTTTTTCCAGACACCGTTAGACTCTTATTGCAAGCTGTATCCCAAAAATGCACAATTTTACCCGTACTAGCTTGTACTTCTATTCTAGGACTACTTCCCGAAGAACTATTTATTGAAAAATTATAAGCATTCATATAGAGCCAATCCCCAACAGCGTCTATCCAGGGTTTATTACTAGTTCCTGTTTCAAAGTTTATTTTATTATATATTTTTGCTATACCAGACATCTCCATGTCCCCATAAAAACTCGTTCGATAATAAAAACCTGTATTTCTTAAAAGTACAATCGGAAATTCTGGTAAATATCCCAAACGATTTTCCCTGTCAAAAACCATATAAGTGTAAGGCTGTTGCTGATTTGTAACTCCACCAATACTTATGTGTCTACCATAATTATGAGACAAACTTAATCCCTCTTCAAGTTCACCAGAAGCTCCAAAAGGGTTGAGCCCAGAGGATAAATATCCCACATCATATTTATTGCCACTGGGTGGTCTCGCCTCAAAGTGTATACCATTTCCTATTACAGATGTATTATATCCTTCTTTATATCCCGTAGTTAGCTGTCCCATTACATTTAAAAGTCCATCTGTTGTAACATGGAAAACAGGGTATTCCTCTGCATTTATTATCTTTATACCTGCACCCCTAAAAATAGCATTTAAACCATCAAAAGTATAATTAGCACCATCCAACTCACCTTGGGCAGGTGTCCAATCTGTATTTATCGCCCCTTTTTCTAACTTAATCCAGTCTATAGATGCACTAGTTGCTCCTGTAGAAGGATCATTATAAACTCTTAAGGTCTTTGGTTCTTGGCTACCAATACTGACTGGTGTAAATGTAGCCTTATATAAATCATCTTCAGAATCATAGTTCAAATTAGCAACTTTTGTTCCGGGTCCATTGGCCCATATACCAAACTTCTGGCCATCATTTATATTACCTTTTATAGTTACAGAATAGGTTTTATTTGTTTCCCAATCTTCAGTCATATCATAGGTTGCAATATGATATGATGAGCTAGTCTGCTTTTCCTTTGACCTTCGTATTAAATTGGCCGCACCAACTGCTAAACCTGCTTTAGTAAAGTTTATTTTAAATTCTTTGCCGTCCCAGGTTATCATATCTGCAAAATTATAATGTGAGTTCTCTAAATTTAGCCAGGCAGAGCCATCCCTACTACTCAGTATCCCCGCCTTAATTAAATTTGCATTTAGATTCCCAGTAGCTATAAAATCAGCTACTATTTTACCATCCTGAGTCATAGCTACATCAAAGTCACCATTAATACCATTGCTAGAATGTGAAATTCCTTGAATATTTAGCCTCCAAATATTCATAGCTTTTTCTAAATCTTCATTGTCAGTGATAAGTATTTCTTCAATCTTACCTTCATTGTTTTGCCTGAATTTAATAACTCCACCCGAAGGATCACCTAAATTCTTAGATATATCTTTTATAATTTCCGTTATATAGTCAAAGTTAGGTTTTATATCTTTTTCTATAGACTCAGTTACCTTATCAGACGTTGATTCAAATAACGTTTTAGGCTTATCACCAAAATTAATCTTTATATACTTCTTTTCCATAGGATCATATTCATAAGACTCTACCATAACTCTTTTATAAACATCATAATCTTCATAATAGACTAAAGCAGTATCATCTATAGTAAACTCATATTCTTTAACATCTTCTGTAACATTTATACTAAAGCTTTCATCTGGCAGATCTATTCTTTGAGTTCTAAATATATCTTCTCCATATTTAATTAAGTCTTCTTTAGTTTTTATTTCTTCATCTGTAGTTTCCCTAGCTTCTCCATATATCTGAGGGTATTCATCTATCAAAGGACTATCAGCTATTGCAGTTATAATCCTAGTTTCATCTTCATCTTCAAATTCTCTGGTTAAGAATAATCTAGTTACTATGTTTTCACTATCTTCCCCTATTTCTATATCATCTATATTTTTTCTTTTGGCGATTAAGTATTCTGTATCTCTTCCCCATCTTTTCATCAAGCTAATATCCCAATTATCCATTACAAGAACTCCACCCCATTGTCCTAATATGGAGTGTTTGCCTTCCGTTAATACTTCCATAGCATTTTGGTACCCTGGAGCATTAAATTGATGAGATGTAGTTATATTACTATAAAAAGTGTAGTTGTGGGGAATTTGTAGAGAGTCCATAAACCTAGTCATTATGGTATTTCCTATTACATTTGAGCTCTTAATATCTTTTGTAATGTTTTTATCCAATAAAAAAAAGATATGTTTAGCATAAACTTCAACATATCCTGTTCTTTCTTTTTTATTCGATAAATAGAAAGCTTGTTTACCCATATAAGGCACATCTGCATAGAAAATAGTATGTTTCTTAAAGTCTTTATATTTATTATCTACAAGTGGATATTTAAACTTTAAATCAAACTTACCATTTCTTTCATGGGTAATTTTAGAATCTGTGGCTCTAGATAATAAAGTGCCACCTTCAAAATTCACGGTACCAGCTGGAAAGTACTCAATCATTATCTCCACCTCCAGTTTACCTTTAGATTCAATTTCGATATTGCTCCATCAAAGTTAATAATATTTTCTCCAGGTTCTAATCTAAAAAAGTTACCTGATAACCTTCTAGAATTAGCTCTAAGCCCATTTTTATCAAATACATCTATCTCTTTACAATCAATAATCAAATGCTCATCAACATCCAATTCCATAGTTTGATTATTAATATAAACCTTGCCTTTACCATTGCCATGTACTTTTATTTGGGGTAGTGTATATACGTTTCCTGGATTGATTATTGTCTTTTTATTTTCAATAGTAATATCATCAGGACCTCGATATTTAAAGGGTTGTAAATCAATAGTAATTGTTATCTCTCTATTATCACCAACGATAATATCGTCTTCTATTTTAGATATAGTCCCCAGTCTATATTTAAAATTATCATCCGAATATACTACCCTTACATCTTTTCCAACATAAAATTTATCCATAAACCTATTGTAGCTATCAACATCACTAATTAAGACCCTGCTAGTCCTTTCAAAACCCTCATAGGCATCTTCTGATACTTTTGTATATCCATCTTGCCCATAGGCAGATGATTTTGTATATTTTAAAGAGCTAGGTTTCTTTTCTCCTAGCTCTAGCACTCTTATTCCTTCATCTCTTGTATTAAAATCATTCAAGACAATAAATACATCTATGTTTTCTTTACAATAATCCATTATCCGAATGACACCTCTCTTCTTATCTCTTCTGCTAAATCCTTACTTATTTCAGATATATCCCTAGTATCATAAATTCTCGCATCATTTAAGTGAACGTTTATATATTGATTACTGGAAGCATTGATATGGTCATTATCATAGTTATTATTTACTCTTGCTGATTCTTTAGCATATTTCATTGATATATCATGAGGTATTACCACTGTACCATTTGGTAAATAAGTTAACTCACCTCTACCACCTTCGTTCATCCTGGCAAAACCACCTGGCCAGTCATCAGTACCTCTATATAATTGAGGAATCCGCGTTATATTAACTCCAGGTATCTTATTGATTATTCCAATAGCTGAGTTAATTCCTCCCGTAACACCATTTACGAAACCCTTCACTTGGTTAACTAAACTACTTACCGCATTACTTATACCGCTAAATACTCCACCTACAAATCCCGTTAAGCCACTCCAAGCGTTTCTAATTGCAGAGAATACTCCAGTTGTAACTGAACTAACTCTATTCATTACACTAGATACTATACTATATATTCTGTTAAATACACTGCTCACTGTTGATGACAAGGTACTAATTACTGAACTTATTCTATTAATTACTCCCGCAATAAATGAATTAATGCTAGTAAATACTCCAGTAATTATTGAATGAACTGTATTAAATATTCCTGTTACTGCAACTATAATTGGTGTTATAACCGATATTACACTGGCCATAGTATTAGCTACAAAGGCAACTATAGGTATAATAATTGCCATTACTGAGTTAATTATCATGCCTACAAATGCTACGATAGGCTGTATAGTTGATATAACTACTGATACAACGTTAACTACAACCGTAATAATACTCATAATTATTGGAATCATAGCTTTAATTACTGCGATAATGGCATTTAATATTGCTATTACTCCTGGTGCTACAGTTTGTACAATATTCATCACAGTACTTATTACTGTTGTTATCGTAGGTATTAATGCTGACACTAAGGTTGAAATTAAAGGTGTTAACTGAGCTCCTATATCAAATATAATCCCTATAATTGATGTTATTATTGGTATTAATTCATTGAATATTCCAATCAATACTGGTAATACTATCTCAGCTATGTTCATTATTGCTTGTGCTACGATAACCACTACATTAACAAGCATCATAAAACCATTAACAACAAAAGGCAAAGCCGATGCTGCTAAATCCATAAAACTAGACTTAATAATTTCAAATGTTGGCGCTAGAAATGAGCCTATAGAAGTTGCTAAATTTGTTACTACTGATATAACCTGACTGAATGCACCTTTTAAATGTGGAACAATTCCACCTGCCATTTCAGCAATGTATGATCCTAAGCTTTTCATTTTTTCTAAGAAGTTATCTCCTGGAACTAAGGCATTTATTAACACGTACGCCAATCCAACAAAGGCTGCACTAATTAACCCTACAGGACTTAATAAAGCTCCACTAAGCTTAGCTCCAACGGATATTAATTTACCTACGCTATCTGTCATAGCTCCTAATGCCCACATAGTGGGGCCAATTGCTATTGCTATGCCCGCTATAGCTACAATAGTTTGTAATGTTGAATCATCTAATTGCGATAATTTACCTACCATTATTGCCAATTTATCAATAAAACTACGAATAGGCCCTTCGCTTGTTTCAAATAGTTTTACTTGGAAAGTTTCAATCTTGCTATTTAAACTTGCTAAACTTCCACTTAAATTGTCATCCATAATGCCAGACATATCTTCAGCTGCACCTTCAGCATTATAAAGTTCATCTTCAAAAGCCTTTAATTTATCGCTGCCTTCCCCAAGTAATAAATTAACTCCCTTTAAACCATCCTGTTGCAATATACTTGCTAGAGCTGCGTTTTTTTGTTGATCTGTCATGCCAGATGTAGCCTTTTCTACATCAGCGATAATATCAGACATAGATCTCATTTTACCTTCAGCATTATATACAGCCACAGAAGTTTCTCCAATTGCTATAGCACCATCCTTAGCATTTTTCTGTAAATCACGATACATTGCATTTAAAACAGTACCTCCTTTAGATCCTTTAATACCCTTATCAGCAAACACTCCCAAGGCCGCTGCTGTTTGTTGTATATCGTGACCAGCTGCAGCAGCTGCTGGACCTGCATATCTTAAAGCATCTGCAAGTTCTTCGACATCGTAGTTAGCATTGCTTTGCGCATATGCAAATACATCTGTAGCAGTAGCTGCATCTTTAGCTTCTAGACCAAACATTGACATCATATCAGTTACGATATCTGAAGCAGTTGCAAGTTCTAATTGTCCAGCTGTAGCTAAATTGAGGACATGAGGTAGTCCATCCACCATTTGGGTAGTATCCCAGCCAGCTAAAGCCATATAGCCTAATGCATCTGCTGCTTCACTAGCGCTATATCTAGTTTTATCTCCCATTTCGATAGCTGTTTCCTTCAGCTTAGTTAGCTCACTGCCAGTTGCTCCTGACAAAGCTTGTACCGTACTCATACTAGTTTGAAATGCTTTACCTGTATCAATCGTCTTCTTAGCAAAAAAAGTAAGAGGAGCAGTTGCAAGCATAGTCTTAGTCCCAAAACTTTTCATCTTTTGGCCACCATCAGAGATTTTAGTTCCCATGTTATCTACTTTTTCGTTAAAGCTTTTTATTTTATTTTGAGATCTTTCAAATGCATTCTCAAAACTTTTAGAGTCTCCTGTTATTTTTGCGCTTAAAATATAGTCAGCCATTTACTGCCCCCTTTCTTTTAGGTGTTGTCATACCATTAGCTCGATAGATTTTATCCACCCATGATTTACCTTCTTTCTCTTCAGTTTTTATTACAGAATCTATACTAAATTCAGCAAAATTTTTATCTAATTTCTTCTGTTTCTTCTTCCATAACTCAATAAATTTCTTGTTTTTCTTTCTTAGAGCATTGTTTACTGCATTAAGTGTTGCATTTCTAAAATGAGTTGTCTCTGAGACTAGTTTTGTTTCCCAAGCCTTCATGATAAAAGCCTTTTCTTTAGGTGTTAATGCAAGGTAATCTTCTTTTGTATAATTAAAATTAACAACAAAAAAGGCAAAGTCTATCTCTTTCTGATAGTCCTTTGCCAACTCTTCATATTCTAGATCCCTTTCTCTATTACCACCTAAGTATTCAAATTCAACTAGTCTACTTGGAATAAAAAAGGGCAATCTTTTTCAATCGCTCCCATAACCATCTGGTTCACTTTCATATACCCTTCTGATTTTATTAATGTTTCCGCAATATTCATGCCTTGTTGAGGACTTACTCTATTTCCACTGTCGTTGAATAAAGCAAAACCAAAGTATATTTTTAACTCCTGAATTGATAAAAAACCTTCTGTTTTTCTTACACTTGCAACCAAAGACTCTTTTGTAACTGCTTCTATTTGCTCAATTGTTCTCATGTTATACTTTAATTCATATGTTTTCCCATTTACTTCTATCATGTATTCCCCCTCCTTTTAGTCTTCTGTTCCACTGTTGTCATCACCAGGCATTTGATTAGCATCTTCACCAGATAAATCAACTAGTGCTCCATTGCCCTCAAGTGCAATACTATATGTCATTGCATCATCATAAGGTGCTTCTAGTGAGTAGTCTGATACATATGCCAACCCACCAAACATGCCTTCTTTTTCTCTAGCATTAACTACTTTGATACAAACTGGCTTACTTTCTTCAAATGCTTTTCCAAGTGTTTTATGTGTTTCATCACTAGGTACATAAAGCCCATCATTATCAATTGACCATTCTTTCATACCTACAATCTTTGATTTCCAACCACCTTTTGTATCCTTAGATGATACTTCTATCGAATCTGCAGTCCTATTTATTGTTAATCCTTGTTGGCCTGAGACCGCTAATAGTTTCTCGCCTGTTGCATCAAATACTGCTAATAATATATCCTTACCAGCTAATGCCCTTGTTGCAGATGCATCAAAATTACAATATAGATTGTCTTCAAAATTTGCCATTAATTATACCTCCTCTTATTTAACCTTAAATCCATAACATATCTTAAATTCATATGCTAATACTGCATGCTTTTCGTTAGTTTCATCTTTTTGAATTTGTTGAAGGCCTTGACTAGTTTGTTCTAATATCCAATACTCATCACTTATTTCTATTCTTTCTGTCATTGCTTGTTCTAAATCCTGGATAAGCTTATAAACTCCTACTGAACTACCTCCAGGTTCAGCTATAGCATGAACGAATATTGTAAATACATCGACATACATTGTCTTAGTATTTTCCGGCCTTAAACCGACAATTTCAGCATAATAAAAAGGACTTGGTGCATCTTTTGGTATATCATCATAACACCTAAGTCCTGTTTTACTTTCAATTTTACTTTGTATTGCTTTATAAAAATCTATGAAACCTAATTTTTTTAACATTCTATCTCCTCAATTCGCTTAATAAATCATTTCTATAAATTTTTCTTTGAGCTTCAACGTTATTTTTTAAATAATATTGCCCTTGTACATAACCACCATTAACAGTCCTATGGCCATACTCTACATGTGGACCATAATCTTTTGTATAACCGAATTGGCCAGAAAAACTTTTACCAGGGTTTGCTTTAGTCGTTTTCCTTGATAGCCTTAGTTCACCAGTATCCACTGGTGTACCTGGTGGATGTGCTCCACGATTAAACATTTCAACTAAACTTTTATTCGCTATTGTTTCCCACTTAGCACTATTCTTTTTTAAAAGTTTCTTAGACAGTGCTTCTGTACCTCTAAATTCAAGTGTTAATTTCATAATCTGAACCCCTTTACTATAAACAAAACCCATCTTCCTAAATCTTTTTTGCTTATAATTTCATATTCATTATTATCTATAGATATTTTAACTACATCTTTAAAAGGCCCATTTAAAGGTTTTACAAGTATTTTTCTTGAACCAGACGTAATATCTCTGCCATAAACATCTACATCAGCAGCAGTCCATTCTGTAGCTCTACACCCCCTAATAAGTATCTCTTGTTCTTCAAATATTTCATTATTTAGCTCATCCAACTCGCCTGTGGATACTTTTTTAATTAGAGTTGCATTGAAGTACCTCATATAAACTTCACCACATTTTTAAATTTATCTTTTCTTTGGTTATCTAAATAGGATTGTATTTCTCTCTCATATTCATCTAACACATTTTCTACAAATTTTGTATCAATAGTATCTGCTTTTTCAGATTCAATGCCTTCATGGTATCTTCTTCTCCATATTTTAATTACTGCATCTACTACAATACTTTCAAATTTATCAGGAAGAACCTCAGTATTGAGCCTTAAATTTAGCCTATCTTCTACAAATCTTATAGATTCATTCAAAAAAATATCATCTACCTGGTTTTCTTCACCAGGCAGACGAGCTAACACTCTATCAAATATTTCCAATTAAATCACCTTTACCCTTCAATAGGTGGCGCCTCTGGTTCTTCTTTAATCTCTACTATAACGACACCATCCAATCTTTCAGCGAATAAAGTAGCGCCAGATAATGCTATAGTCTCAACAGTAACATTTTTATTTACATTGTTATGAGTGACCCCAACATAACCTGTTTGATCAGACGTAAGGTTAAATGTTCTTCCTAGTTCAGAACCGGTAACAGGTATATAAGCAAAAACTACGTTTTCTGGTGCAGTAGCATATATTTTGCCTTGAGGTACTGAAGTATTCGTGATTACAGTTACGTCAGTAAAACCTTCAACAAATGTTAATCCAAACTCTTTTTGTATTGTTAGTTCAGCCTTTCCATTGTAATTAGCTATATCTAGAGGATTAACAAAGGCTATTGTGTCAGCTGCATCATCTTCAAATAGAGTTTGAACTTGTCCCCAAGCTTGAGCTAACGCAGCTTGTAGCCCTATTCCCTCAGCTTTACCAGTACCAGTAGCCAAGAAAGTGAATAAGTCGGCTCTTATCTCTTTTTGAATTTCTTTTAATAATAGCTCATCAGTTTCAGCAACAGCTTGGTCAAATCCATGTCTTTGAATAGCCTCTCCAGATACTGCTTTTCTAAATTTCTTCAGTTCAATTTCATAAGTTTGATCAGGTTTGGTTTCAACCTTAGATAATGGTATTGTTTCTCCCTCTTCTACTTTATCTTTTTTAACATTTTTTACAGCTTTATAAGTCTTAATTACCATACCAGATGCCATAGGGATTTTTCTTGTAACCCCTAAAGCTTCTAAAAGCTTTGTAACATTATCGCCAAATCTATTCACAAAATCAATAGATTGTACTTTGGCTAAATCACCACTTATAGTTAAATTTTCTTCTGCTGGCATAAATTAATCTCTCCTTTTCTTATTCATTAAATAAATGCATATTTTCTTTAATCTTTTGTTGCCTTAAATTTCTGTCTTTAATGCTCATTATTTCTTCTTTTGTAACACTCGAGGTTGTACCTCTTTTCTCATTAGGGTTCTTAATTTTTTCAATAACTGCTTTTTCAAGTGCTTCTTCAAACATATCTGCAAACCTTTCAACATTTTCTTTAGTATCTTCAGCATCTTCAGTTACTAAAACATCTACCAATTCATCTTCTATAGATATATTCCTTTCCTTGAGCATTCCCCTAGCTGTTGATTTCATTTCATTTAATACATTAGCTTTTCTTAATCCATCTAATTCTTTCTGAAGTTTATCTCTTTCATACTCTGCTTTTTGTTGTGCATTCATGTCTGCTAACTTTTCTGCCTCAGATATTTCTTCCTCTGTTTTCTTTCTCCATTTAGCAAATTTCTCGTTTATAATTCTGTCTAAATCCTCATCAGAGTATTTTTTGTCATCTTCATTCTGACTCTCTTTAGTATCTGACTTTTTCTCATCTTCTTTTTCAACATCTTTATTTTCTGTTTCATCCTCTTCCTGTTCTTCTGCAAATAACTGCAAATTCATTGTCGGTAATCCTTTTTCATTTTTAAACATATCCATCCTCCTATTCCATAAAGTTTAACGTCTGTAATGCTTAGACGACCCATAAAGTTTAATGTCATTAATGCTTGGACTTATTTATTGCATAAAAAATAAGCCTGTTTATTGTCTATTGCTTAAAGACGTGGATTAATCTAATTTAGCACGAACAAAACAATCTTTAGCTTCCAATAACTTTCTCAATCCCGCTGACTTTTCAGCACCATTTGGCAATGTGTTATTCATTTCGATCGCTAAATCGCCGATAGGTTTACTAACTTCCTGTAAATGTTGCGGTAAATGTTCATAGTTAAAATATTTCATGTCCATTCTTCTCACTCCTTTTTATTATTCACAGCTAACGTATGCTACTAACGAGATATAGGACCACCCTAACAATTGTTCCTACAATAATTATTTTTTAACCTCTTATCAGTTAAAATTTTTCTATTCGGCCTAATTTGTAATACAGGCTTAAATGTCTGCTTTTCTTTAGAAATTGTTTTTATAGCATTCCATATATCCTTAGCAATCCTTAGTACCCCTTTAAAAACTTCTTGCATTAGCATAGATGTAGCTTTTGCAGCCTTAATCATAGCGTCAATATCTTGTTTCATCATGTACTATCTCAACCTTTCATTAAGTTTTAACATCTCTTTTTGAAGCTCTTCTTTTTTCATTTTAATCTCTTTATATCCCTTTTCAGAAGGTTTTTTATTATAATTAATCTGCAGTCTATTGAGTTCTTTTTGTAATCTCCTAGTATTACTATTAGTTCTAGCTACTTCATATTTAGCCTTACACTTAGGACATTTAAAATAGCTTTGTTCGATTCCTTTTCCTAACTTTTTTACTTTCACTTTTATATTAAACTCTTTCCCACATTTATCACATTCAACTATTCTTATAGGTTGTATCCTCATTTTATTCCTCCTAACCATCCAATAAAAAAGCAACCCCATAATTAGAGTTGCTTAAATATTTCTGTTCGTTATTCAAGTACTTTATACCCACCTGTAGCTTTCCTTTTTGCTACCCGCTTGCCAAAGTTATCGTAAAAATTCACTATTGCAAATTTTTCACCTTTAGATCTATCTGTACTGATTAATATTTGCTCTAAAGTGTCTCCTACCTGAGTAGCAAACCTCTCTTTTTCGTGTTCTGCTGAGTTGTACCATACATCACTTACTATTACTTTAGCATGTTCTGAATCGGTAGGTTCTATGATATCAATAATGACGCCATTGCTTATTTCTATTAGCTCTGCTTTTAATTCTTCATAATTTTTATCACTTACTTCTTTAGCTGTAGCTTTGTCAGGATATGCAATACTTTCAGCTGTATAAATTATACTTTTACCTTCTTTACCGCCTTTGTTCTCTTTTGCATATTCTCCTTTTAACTTTTCGCCATTTTCTCCATATGCCTTTTTAACATTGTCAGGTTGTTTTACTTCATTATTATTAAACCTAAGCAAAATGTTCCCTGCTAGATATCCAGGCTTAAATTTATCTTTAACATCAAATTTAACATTAGCTTTACCATCTTTAACTGTTATATTTTCTGACACTGATTCTAAATCTCCTGATAAAATCGTAACCTCAAGTATTGAGTCATCTACAACATTAGTATCAATATCAATGCTAATTTCATTTTCATTTGTTACTATGGTTGGTTTTATGTATATATCTAAATCAACCTTTTCTCTGCTAGGCTTTGATGTTTCTTTCGCGTTTTCGGATTCTACATTAGTTTTAGATTCTTCTTTTGGTTTCTTTTCACCTGTATCTAACATTATTCCACCGGTAACCAATAGTACCATGCCTATTAAAAGAGTTGCCCCATACTTTTTTATAGGCTTTTTCCTAATTAAATTAACTATTATCATTATCAACCCTACAGTTCCAGCTAATAACCCTAATAACATCAATAATATGTCCATCTATTCATCCTCCTTTATACATATCTTACATATATTCTATCATAATTTTACAATAAAGGAAGATCTACACCATGGATGCATTGGAGGAAAATTAACTCCTGGTTCTTTGTCCTTAAATAAAAATTCAGTTCCATCAAGTCCTTCGCATACTTCCGAAGTCCTGTCATCCAGGATAGCATCATAAATATAAGTATCATAT